TACGACGTGGATCAGCTTCTTGGCGTCGAACTCGGGGTACGTCGTCATGTTGGCGGTGAGCGCACAGTCGTCCCACACCGCGCCGTCATACTTCTTCGGTACGTCCGCGCCGTTCACCGCAACGGTATATGTTCCCGTGATGTTGGCGAGTTGCGTGAATTGCCAGCGGTCGTTCAAGAACGTGCCAAACCCAGCGACCACATCGGTAACGGCGTACTGCTTGGAGATGGTTACGTTGACGAAGCTGCCGCGCCGCGCCGCAAACATCTGCTGCGTGCCGTTCGCCGCGTTGTATTTGATGAGCGATTCGACGCGCGACGCACCCGGCATGTCCCAGAACCACTGCTTCCACCCGCGTCGCACTTGGCACCCGTAGCGCGACGGGTAGAAATTCTCCAAGATGATCGCGCACGTCGGCGGCATCGTCGCCGCGTTGTCGCGCGCGTTCAAGCCACCCACCGCCGAAGGCAACGTCAGCAGCTTGTTCGTTTGCTGAGTCGGCGGCGAATAGATTGACGGCTTTTTGCGCTGGGCAAGCGTCATTACGTCGCTCCCGGCCAGTTGCCATCCGGCACGTTGTAGATGGTGATGAGCGGGAAGGCGGGCTGCTTCGCCAGCGAGAGGATCGGCGCACCGCTGTCCTGCGCGAGCGCGTCGTCGAGGTTCGATTGAAACTCCGCAGCGAACGAGCTGCTGTCGAACTGCTTGGCTTGGTAGAACCGCAGCTTGAGTCCCGAGATCATCAGCCGGTCGTCAAAGATGCACGTGTCGTCGTTCTTCGTGCATTTCGCCTTCTTCTGCGCGTCCGCCGACATCGCCCACCACTTGCTGATGTAGTAGTACGAAAATTTGAGCGGTAGCGGGATGCCGCCGCCGTCCGTGTTCGCACCCGGCACCGGCCACAATTCGATGGAGTTACCGACGAGGCGGAACCGCTCGCGCGGGCCGGTGGAGAGGATGCCTGACTTGAGCCACTGCCATTGCTGCGGCGTCTCGGGGCCGATCATGGGCCAACGGTTCGTCTGGTCCCACTCCGTTTGCGAGATCGGGCGCGCGTAGTCCGCCGGCAGCGGGTAAAGCGCCTGCCCGGCGACCGCTTCCACCTCCGCATCGGCGAACAGGTCGCGCCACACACGGCGCTTCACCAGCATTTCGCCGACCAAATTGAACAAAGCCCCGAGCTGCGAGGCGGTCAGCTCGGGGTTGTCGTAGATGGCAACTGGCGGGGCCAGCCCCATTTCAACGGCTGCGGTTTGACACAGCTCCAGAACTGACGTTCCCATGCGGCACCTTCGCTTGTTGTTCCGCCTCGAATCGCTGCGACAGCTTGCGAACCTCGTCGCGCAGCGCGGTGATCTCGTCGTCCTTCTGCTTGATCTGCGTGTCCAGCTTCATCGCCAGCGCGGAATCCTTGGCGGACGCGAGGTACGTCGTCGCTTTCCGCTTGAGGTCGTTGAACCCCATGATCTTCCCGCCGTAGACATCCGGCAGCTCGGCCAGCTGTTCGACGGTGGTGATGTTCAGGAACTTCAGCTCCTCCGCTTGGCTGCGCGTGATGGCGGGCCACTCGTTGATCGGCAGGCCGCTCTGCGTCTGGGTCTCGTTCGCTTGGAACTGCTGCCACAGGCGCGCGAACCGGCGCTTGTATTGCTCGTCAACATACGTGTCGATCACCGTGTTCTTGTCGCCGGGAACGATGATGCGAATGAAGGGCACGTCGTCGAACACCGGGTGGCCGGCTTCCTCCGACTTTTCCTCGTTCTTGCGCGTACCCATGTAGAACTTGACGAACAGTTTTTCGTCGCTCGTTCGCTGCGCTTGATCCTGAAATTGCTCGTCCATCGTTTGCATGTTGTGCTCCGCTCGTTGATTAAACCGTCGTTCGGACGGGTACTGCACTGCAAAGGAAACTGCCACTGTTGATGTCGATGCTGTCGGTGCCAACGTCCGTGTTGATGCGAACCTCGTACACCGCCGCCGTGGTGCTGTAGTTGACGCCCACGATGTTGATTTCGTGTAGATCGCCGGTACCACCGCTGGTAAAGGATGCTTTGAATTGCGAAGGTTGGCCGTTGATGTAGACGGTGACGGTCGTGATGGAGTTGTTCGGCGCGCTGAACGACATCTGGCAGATAAACTGCGTCGTTGCGGCCAAATCATTGCGCGTAACAGTGCCCTGCGCGGGAGTGCCGGCCGTGAACTCGGGCGACTGCGCCGCAATCGTGGTCTGCCACGGCACCACTACAGGGGTGGTGCCCACCGTGGGCAGTGTGGTCGGAACTGTACGCGCGAACCCACCGTACGCCGGGGCGAAGCTGTCCAAGAAGTCTTGGAACATCGTCCGCAGCAACGTGGGCGTGATTTGCCCCGTGGTGTTGTCGGGGAACGACGCGGTGTTCTGCGCCAACAGCTCGGCAACCGATTTACGCATTACGCAGGCTCCGATCTCGCGGATGCAATCATCAAAAAGTGTCCACGGACGAACGTGAAGTTGGCTGCGGTGTTCGTCACGCGTATGTCGTAGGACGCCGGTTCCGCAGCATCCTGCGTAGTACCAACGATCGTGATATTGCGCTCGGTGTTGCCATCGACGCTGGTATATGGTTCGCTGTAACCGGTATCCACGCCATTCTTGTAAAGGCCGACCGTGAGCTTCGCTCCGGTGGGAACCTTCACCGTAAGATCGACGACGAAGTTGGTCTGCGTGTTGTTGCCGAGGCGCGCGAACCTTCCGAGGTTCGGTGCCGAGGCGGTGAAGTCGGGCGACGGCACGCCAGCAAGGAACTCCCACCCCAACGTGATCGGCGATGGTGTCGATGGGGAGATCGGAGTCTGCCGGTAGAATGAAACCGTCGTCGGGCGCACGCTGTCCAAGAAATCCTTGAACATGGTACGTAGCAGCGCCGGTGTGATCTGCCCCGTATTGTTGTCAGGGAAGGACGCGTCGACTTCAGCAAGCAGCTCGGAAACTGTTTTGCGCGTCATGCGAACCCCGATGAAAACCCGTTGCTAAAAGGGCCACCCAGAGGGGCCACCCCGCCGTATTCGATGCACAACGCGCCGTCGACATCGAACGGCAATCCGTTCTCGTAGTGGTCAATCGCAAAGCTGGCAGCGCAGTAGATGCCGCTGTCGATGTCCGCCGCACGGCTGATACCGGCGCGTGTTGAATGCGGGGGCAACGTTATGTTGGGGATCGTCCCCAGCAGCACGATCTTTACGGACCCGAAGCTGTTGAATGGGAAGCCGCCCGCGTCAGCAGCGGGCGCTTGGCCGGTGACGCCGACCACGACCAACGACTGATTTGCGTCGAACGAGAGCGCCCCGCGCTTGGACACCGGCAGGACAACGTTAGCCTCGTCCACGACGGAAACGCGGCCGGCAGCGGTGATCGGGAAACCTTGCGAGTAGGGCATGGTAGGCGCTGGGGGCCGTAGCCCCCAGCCTCATTTCCCGAAGCGGTTACGGGTTGGTCGTGATGGCGGCCGTGAGGAACGCGTAGTCGCCGACTTCCAGCGTCACGCCGGTTGTGTTCGTCCACGTGTTGCCGGCGCCCGCGGTCGTCGAAACGCCGTTGGTGATGCCGGCCGTGCTGTTGTTGGTGAGCTGCGCGCCGATGCGACAGAACTGCGCGATGTCCTTCGGGGCCGTCGCATTGACGATGGTGCCGAGAACAAACGGTGCCGTTGCGTCCGACGTGGCACCCGGCGTACCGAGCGGCTTCCAAACTTGCAAAAGTGATGCACCGATGAGGGGGCTGATGATACCGGGCATGGGTTTCTCCTAAAGTCCCGAGGTTGAAAACGGCCGACGCACCGCGCCGGCCGGCGCTGCGTTGTTGCTTAGGAGTCCGCCATCACCCCTTGGAACTGCGACCCGCTCATGGTCAGGTTGCCGGCCCATGCGAGCAGCTGCACGACGGCATCCTGATTCACGCTGTACCGCTTGCTCGGGTCGAGCGCGACGAAATTGCGGTCGCGGTGCGGGCGGAAGTGGATGTACTTCGTGTTGAGGAAGTACGCCGTGTTCACCGGAGCGTACCCACCGATACCGCCGTCGAGCACCACGTCGGCACCCATGTACTGCACGGACGGGAAGCCCAGCTTCGCCATCGACGATTCCGTGAAACGCTGGATCGTTTGCAGCGATTGCATGAACAGCGCCCAATACCCGTTGTCCATCATGATGAGGTCGGTGTGGTCGCTGCCGCGCACGCACTTCGCGTACAGGCCGTTCATGCGTTGCTGGATATTGGCTGCCGTAGCGGTGGCTGAGATGGCCGTCTGGTTCTGCCAGAACGTCCACGTCGCGCGGTCGATGCCGCCGTACACGCCGGATGTCGGCACCTTCGCCACCGCAACCAGCAGGCCGGTGATCTGCTTGCCACCGTCGGCGGTGCCGTCGGAATACAGACCTTGCGCGACGAGGTTCGCCATCGTGCTCTCGGCCACCTTGATGCGCGCTTCCATCAAGTCGATGATCTGTTCCTTGCTGGAATTTTGCAGCATTTCGAGGCCGGACATCGTGACGGCGCAGGCCGCTTGCTTGATGTCGAATTGCGCGGCCGAGATCACGTCCTGCGCGCCGATGGGCAGGGCTTGATAACCGCTGTACCAGCCAGCGTTCCCGTTTTGCTGGAACGCGAGTTCCTGCATGATGACGTTACCGCCACCGAACGGCTTGATGTTGCCTTGTTCCTTAAGCCGCGTCAGCAACGCGTTGTTCTTCGTCACGTTGTCGGCGACGATCCCGGTACGGGATTGGATGGTCGTTGCCACGACATCCGAGATTGCGGCATTGGCGAAAGACATGATGCGCTCCTTAGCATGGTTGAATGAATGTTCCCCACGCCTCGAAGCTGGCCGCAGCGTATGTTGCGGTGCCGGAACCCGGTGGCCTGCGCTCGTTCAGGTCCGTTTTCCAGAGGACGACGGTGTAAGTGTGTGCTTACACCGTCCCAGAAGTCAACTATCACCCATCGCTGCTGCGATGGAAGCCCGAAGGTCTGTCCCAGCCGTTGCCGGCTGCATGGACGCACCGCCGGGAGCACCGGACACCGACATGGTGGCGGCGCGCGAAGCCCGCTGCTGTTGGGTGTTGGCTGCGGTGTGGTCCGCCACGGCACGCGCGATCAGCTTTTCCCGTACCCCGGCGTGCATCCCAATCGCCATGTCGTAGGCGAGTTGGAGGTTGTTGGCGAGACCCTTGCCGATCAGCTCGCCCATGATCCCGCGCACGTCCCCGAAGAACTCGTGCGCCGGGTCGCCAGCGAAAGCGTTAAGTTCCTGCTGCATTTGCGCTTGTTGCTGAACATTCTGGTGGGCTTGACCATAAATCCTCTCGGTGGAGAGGGTTGCGGCCTCGGCCTGAGCTTGCGCCAGCTCGGTGTTCAACGGTTGCGAAATGTCTACGCCGTACTGCTGCGCCAGCGACATAATGATGGCTTTTCGGTACTCGGGACCGCCAGTACGCAGTTGGTGCGCTGTTTGTAGCAAAGTGCGTATGGCGGTCACTGGTGTCGCGCCCTCTTTTTGTAGCTGTTCCGCGTAGGGCATGAATTCGGACAGCACGCTCTCCGCAACCTGCTTGGTCTGGGCGACGGACTGAAATCCCTGCTGAAGCTCCTGCTCCCGCTGGTGAACGTACGCCTGAACCGGGGCCGGAATCTTGCCCCACTCGCCCTTGAGGTCGTCTTTCCAGCTCTGCGGCGCTTCCAACGGGGCGGCAGCGGGGGCCGCGCCGGCCGCAACGGGCGCTGGCGCGCTCGCGGTGGCCGGCGTGGCATCCGGTGCGCTTTTGGGCAGAAAACGCCCGTGTTGGTCCCGTTGGCGGCCTTGCTGCTCCTGTTGGGTGCCCCCGTCCCCGGCCGTTTCGCCCACAAGAGGACGAGCGGCCTCGGACGCGGGCTGCGCGGCCGGGGCGGGAGCAGCGGGGTCGACCGTCGCCTTGTCGAAAGCCTTGTCCAGCATGCCAGAGAGGGAGTTGTCGTCTCCCGGCGGCAGTACGTCGACTTGCGCGGTCACGTTATTGGGGTCCATGTGTTGCTCCTTCGCTCGTTATTTACGGGGGCGGTTGCCCATGCTGAACGTCTTGCTTACACCTTCCCACAGCTGCTCACGAAGCGCCCGTTGGTCGCGTCCCGCTTGGTAGCGGTCAGCCTCGGCTTTCTGGGTTTTAGCCTCCTCGTGATGAACGAGGCCATGCTTCGCCATGTATTCCCGAAGCTGCGTACGCGATTCGATGAGCGTGCCGTCGCGTGGAGAACGGAACGGCGTGATGGCGTCACCAACAATCCCATGCAGCGACTCCGGTTCGTTGGTGACTTCGTGAAATTCCAGCGTTTCACGGTCCTGTACGAAACGTCTACGCGCCACCGGCGCCTCCCGAGCCTCCGGTGTTGCCGCCTTTCGGCACCTTGCGCCCCTCGGGCTTGAAGCGCGGTGGGTGTGGGTTCGCCGGCTTCCGCTTCGGCGGCGGCTTGATCTTGTGCATGGTCATTCTCCCTCTCCCTTCTTCTCGGCCGCAGATTCGCCGGCCTCGTGGGCCTTGTCCAGCTCGCTCGCCTGCGTCTCGGCCGTATGTTGCAGCGTTTGTTCGTGCGCGGCCTGCTTGAACGCGGCGCTCTGCACCTGCTGACCCTCGGCGAGCTGGGCCTGCTGCACCGCCTGTTGTTGCTTAATCCCAGCCTCGACGTTGGCCTTGACCAAGATGGCTTCGATCTCGGCCGCGTTCTTCTCGCGCATCGCTTGCAGCTCGGCCGCAGTTTTCTCCCGGTCGGCGGCCAGCTCGGCTTGCAGCTCCATCATCTTCCGGTTCGACTCGTCCTGCGCCGCTTTCCCTTCCGCCTGCATCTTCGCCATCATCATCTGCATGTCGGCCTGCTGCGCGGCTTGGTCGCTCTGCGCCTTGGCTTGGATGGCGGCCATCTTCGGGTCGGGCGGCGTTTCTTTCGGCGGCGCGTTCTTCAGCTCGTCCATCGCCGATTCGATTTGCCCCTCAATGTCGCGGCCCATGCGGAAGTTGCGGATACCGAACATCAACAGCGTGTTGAGCAGGTTGCCCAACGCCGGGTTGCTCTCGGCGGCCGGGATCGCTTGTTGCAGGAATTGCGTCACGCCGGTCAGGAAGGTGTT